TAAGTTCAAGCATTACCAATTTCCTCCTAATGTATTAAAACTTCAAATTCATTATTTCATCATAAACATTATTTATAACATCTTTTATTGCATATTTTGGAGCTTTGTGTAGTTTGCTTACACTCTCTTCTATTTGAATTGAGTAAAACTCTTCCATCAAGTTGACATTATCATATATCTGTAAAATTAAATCTTCTTTAATATAAGTTGGTATGGCGTCTGGTGCCGAGTTATTCCAAACAATATCGGCAGGGGTAACAAGTTTATAATCCTCAACAATAATCATATCTCTTGTCTTTTTTAATTTACCCAACGCACGACTAGATGTAGCCATTTGAATGCCATGATCCATATGGCCTCTAACTATTATCCCAAGACCATATGGTAAAACCTCTGATTTATGTCTAAAATCATTTGACTCACCAATGCGCTCATACTCCAATATCTTTAAAACAACTCTCTCTGGGTTAATATCTGGTTTTCCTGGATGGTTAAGCTCACCGACCGCTCTACCATCTTTAATTTTTGCCTGATACTCCAAACACTCTCTTATCGATGGTGCTAATTTATATAAACGTGTGTTACCGTTTTTAATCTCTGCTTGAACAGCAACCCCTTCCATAAAATATTTTGTTTCTGACCCACTCTTATCAATCATACTCTCAGTTGTATCAGCCTCCTCAGAACATGCCCATCTATCTATCTCTTCTATATAAACAGCATTCTTCATCTCTTTCATAACTCTATACTCCTTAATATTGTTTATCCTCAGAATAATCATCTTTTGGTTGTAGGCCGAGTTGTATACGCATCTGTCTCTCCTCAGCCAATCTCATTAAATTTATCTTCCTACGCTTAATAGCCTCATCAATCTCATCTGGAGTATAGTTAAATGTCTTCTCATAGAACCATCGAATATCTTCATAACCATCTTCAACAATTTGCTTGGTCTGCGGATATATATCGAATATACTTTGTAACTCTTGATATTTTTTATTTTCTTCAAATTTATTATCATTATTATAAACATACTTGATAATGGTTAAGATATTATTCCAATCCATTATACCGATAATACCTCTGGTAATTAGATCAAGTTTTATAAGATTATCAAACATAGGCTTAATGCCTCTTTTTCTCATTTTTTTGATAAATTTAAAATGATCTAACTCTTCTCTATCAATCTCATCTTTTCTGCTGGAGAAGTTAAAAGCCTTTTGTTCTTCAAAGCGACCAACTGGTACATTAAGATGTTTAATCGCCTTCCTATAAAAATAGTTGATATCTGATATATCACTCATTGGGGTTGTACCTCTTAGGATGTCAACCTCATGACCCTCACCCTCTTGTTTTGAGAACCAAAAATTCTCCATAACAGCTAAAGAGGAAGTATCCCCTCTAATCTCGCCAGTTGTACCATCGATATAAAATTTATTACGATAATTCCTAGCAAGTGACCGCATATACTGTTCAGCCATCGGCTTAGATAGGTTTTTAGTATCTATCTTAAATATGAATCGCTCTGGTGCCCTAGACATACGAGCAATAACTAAACTATTCTCCATCATTTTTAAAGATGATATTGGTCTGATACATTTATTAAGAGGTCCGATAATTAAACCCTCTTTCCCCACCATACCACTATCTATGAAGATGATGTGTGATACTGGTATATCTATAAATCTATAGTTTTTCTCATCGACTGTTTTTTTGAATGAGTATCTATAAAAAAGCTCACCATCGTCTTTTTTAATTTTTTTGACTCTCATTGGATCTAAGTAATAAATATTTAGGATACCAACGCCCTCTTGATAATCAACATACAGATATAAACGACCGTCTATATACCACCGTCTGAATAGCATCTCACCATCAACGTTATAATGTAGGATATCGTATACACGCTCAAATGATTTAATTATCTCATCTCGCAAATAATCTAAAACATAATCCTCAAGTAAATTACTTTTTTCTTTTATAGATATTTTTACAGCATTATCTTCATCAACAACAACCGCCTCATTAGATATCATATCAATAGCTTCCTCAACCTCAGATATCTCAGAGTATTCTCGATATTTATTAATTAACTCACGATCATTGTGGATATTTTTCTCTTGAATACCATGTGAGAAAAATGAGAAAAAATTGGCATTATTATCTGTTATCTGCTCCTTCTCCTGCTCTTGCCTAAGCATCTTTTGGACTGCACTCTTATACAAGAGGTATTCATTTGTCTTATATTTTTTAAGCCTTCTCGATACCATGTATACACCTATATTTATTATTCATTTTATTATTTATACCCCATCATATATTCCAATCAGAATCAGCGTATTTATTATATTGATTAGCCACATATGAATAAATTTGCTTTGCTGTCTTACGTTTGAATATCGGCTTAAACACAATATTTAAATGTTGAAATGACTCCATCTCCTCAAATGATAATTGATATATACGAGTTGCAATATGATTAGGTAAATAACTTCTAAAAGCGACTTTTAATGAAGAGTTCGATCCCGATGATAAAAAACTATTCATATATGCATTACCAAATTTAACAATTATCCGTTTATCGACATCATCTAAATTTACTGGATCTTTTGATCGCATCATATAATATGCTCTGACCTTATTTTTAAGATACTTAATATAATTAACCACAAATATCTTTCTATTTGCTGGTGGTAAATAATGTATGTTAAACCCATATAGTAAACCTTTTTTGAAATCAACTGGTATATATAATGGGAACTCATCATAGAATGGCAACACATTAGGCTCATCTTTATATTTTGGGATGTATATGTTTGAGTAGAGATAACACATATTCATTTTTCTCAAACCATTTAATGTAGGTGTAAATGATCTCCTAATTATTTTTATATCTTTGGATTTAGCTTTGTTTGATCTATCAATTAAATCACCTTTCTTATTCCTAACAATATCATACATAAGTGACCAGAAATATTTTTGAGCTTTATCTTTGTCATCCATATTTACACCTCAATACCGATCTCTTCTGGTACTAAATAAATAAATCTCTTAAACCTTTCATTATAATAAGTTACATAAAAGTGATAATTATTTATAATCGAATATTTTTTTGCCGCAATCCACTTAGCCCGATTAACCTCATATGTGCATAATCGTTTGAAGTATTGGTTTGGTTTTGATATTTTTAATTTAAAATCTGGTGGAAATATCTGATAGTATGGTTTAACCTCAACCAATAGATCAACCTCTTTACCAAAGGATAGACGATATCTAAGCTTGAAGTCTATCTTATATTTACGCATACGATTTTTTATATTGTCATAGTAGGGTACGGCAACCCTCTCATAACTCCATAACAAGATATTTTGATTATGATCGCAGTTAAACATATACCTCATCTCCCAACCTGATAAATATCTCAAGCGTGTGGAGTTTCCGTCATACTTATACTTATTTTGGATTATATAATATTTATTTGCCATAAATTTTATTTATATGATGTAATTTGGGAATTTATTCTATAGAAATTTTATCTTTTTTGGCTCAGTGCTACTCTCAAATATTTCACTAAATTGAAGTTTTACCTCATTTTTGAGAGCAAAATACTTCTCTTTAGCCTCCTCGACAGATAAAAGAAATGACTCTGGGTAGGCTATTGTTTTTAATAAATCATTTGAACTTATGACATCGCTATATTCGAAATCTAAAAGATAGAATTTTTTACCCATCATATTCACATTACCAACGACATAAGCACTAAAGGTGAAGTGTATTTTATCACCCTCTTTAATAAAAACTCTTTGATTTTGTTTGAATTTAAAATCCATTTTTCTTTAACTCCAATTTAAGCATATTAAGATCCCTCAAAAAAGCCTTTTTGATATCCATATTTTTATATATCTCGATCTCATCCTTTTTTAATTTAATACTCTCATTAATAGACTCTATAAAATCATCATTCATATTATAAATTGGAATATTAATTAATTTATCCCTATACTCATCATTATCGATCATATCACCTATTTGTGATTTTTTCACAATTCCTTTATTTTTAATGATCTGCATAATCATTTTTTTAATGAATGACTTTTTTGCTTTTAATATCTTTATATCCCTCTTTAGATTTTTGACATAAGTTTTGAATCTAAGATCATATAATCTTAATCTCCACTCAATAAAATCCTCGATAATATCATGAACATTTGAGTAATTTTTTATTTTATCTGATTTAATGCAGGTAAGATTATATGTTTCATATTGATATAGCTTTAATACCTTATAAACATTAATCTCCTCTACATTACGAGTAAATCTAACCTCAATATTGAAGTCACCGTCTATACTGTTGTCAACGTAGGATGTTATTATTTTTTTATCCTCTAACTCATTTAGTATTTTTATTATCTTCTCTCTATCATATGCTGGAGGTAATTCAGTTATTTTGACCTTTTTTAAGCCAAGCTTTTCATACTCACCATA